TTCTCTGTTGCTGTATATTCTTATGGCAAATTGCACAGACACTATACATATTTTTACTCTTTCAAACGATCGCAAGGGAAGGGCTAATGCAGTTATAGTTCCTAAAGTCATTGAACGGTGTATTCAACTCACTGGTAATTTAAATGTTATACAGCATTCGTATTATGCAGCAGATCAAATAGAAAATACCTTGTTTGATGTTCCACATGAGTATCTAAAAAATAAAACTATCAGTTGTATCTTTTTTGCGATCACCGCTAATCCTCCCGCTGATGTTGTTTTCGCAGCACAGGGTTCAGAACAGAGTAATAGAGATCCGTTGACAATTAAAAAAGAAATCGAATACGACGGGTTTCTGTATCAACCGTTTGTAAACAAAGATAAAAAAACAATTGCAGATATTTACAGACAATTAAATTTAATGGAAACTCTGTTTCCTGTAACACGTAGCTGCGAACAAATAGGGAAACTAGAGTACTACGACCATTGTGGCAAATGTTGGTGGTGTGAAGAAAGACAATGGGGGTTTGGTCGTGTCTGATAAAGTTAAAAAATTTATTGAAATAGTAGAAAAGAAAACAGGTACCTCTACCTTTTGTGTCTTGCCATGGATACATGTGGCCACACGTCCCAATGGTGATGCAAGATTGTGCTGCGGGTCTAATGCCAGCCAGGCCACTAACGGTGTTATGGATGCAGGGTTAGTGAAAAAAGAAGATGGTATTCCAGCAAACTTTGGTAAAGAGACTCTACAGAGTGCATGGAATAACAAGTATATGCGAACAGTTAGAACTACCATGTTGGATGGTAACATACCGTCAAGCTGTTCTAAGTGTTTCGAAGAAGAAGCACAAGGCATTGTTAGCAAACGTGTGTGGGAAACATACTACTGGCATGAAGAAGGCACTGACCTTGCACAGTTAGTCAGAGATACAGACACCAACGGTGTGGTTCCGCCGATGATACGATACCTCGATCTACGACTTGGCCATAACTGCAACTTAAAATGTGTGATGTGTACTCCACACGACAGCAGCAGATGGACACAGGACTACGACAAACTGATCAATAAAACTCGCAGTCCTATTATTCTACAGCAGATCAATTGGGACAAAGACACATTCGATAACCAATGGTATGAAAAGCCAGAGCTTTGGGAAGAGATTTTTCAACAGATACCCAACATTCAACAATTATATTTTGCAGGCGGTGAGCCGTTGATGATCAAAGAGCATAGAAAGTTCTTAGAAGAGATCATTCGCAGAGGCCATGCCAGTAATATCACAGTTCGATACAATTCAAACGGAGTATTGGTTGATGATGAAATCATCGAAATATGGTCTAAGTTCCGAGAAGTTAGATTTGCTTTCAGTATAGATGCTGTAGGCGATCGTAATCATTACATTCGATATCCTGTGAGTTGGGCCGAGACTGAAGCAGCGTTGGAAAAACTTGACAACACTCCAGACAACATCAAGGTAGGCATTGCCTGTGCTGTGCAAATTTTCAATATCAAACATATTATAGATTTTGCCAAATGGAAAATACAGAAAAACTTTAAGAAAATAAACTTCTTTGAAGTATTTGACATCCAAGCTGGTGGGGGTCTACTAAACATGCATATGCTTTATATTCCTACCTTTCTTTCAGCACGTATTCTTTCCAAAGAAGATAAGATACAGTTGAGAAAAGATTTTGAAGAATTTAAACAATGGCTGTGGGACAACTATAGACAGGATGACGATTTCTGGAAACACAACCCCAATGGGTGGAATCGCTGGGAAAGTATTTTAAAATTTGTAGAAGCAGAAGATCACACACACCTGTTGCCAGATTTCAAGGAATATGTTGATAGTCTGGACAGTATAAGGCAAACAAATGCCAGCGAAGTATTCCCAGAACTGGCTCACTTATTATGATGATTGATACAGAACACTTACATTACTGGATGCAGGCCATTAGACAAAGTGATGATCCTATGAGGACCATGGATGCCTTTTGGTCGGGACAACTTAACAGCAAAGAGTGGTTAATTACAAATCTACGTAAGAATGTCAACAAGTTTGTCAGCATAGACATCCACGGCGGGTGGGTTGGAGTATTAGCCAGTATGTTATTCCAAAGCGATATCTATGTTAAAAATATTCGTAGTATTGATATCGACCCTACATGCGAACCTATTGCTACAATGATGAACAAGAAAGAAGAGATAGCAGGTAAGTTTCGTGCAGTGACCGCAGATATGTGTGCTATTCGCAGTGATGCCGATGTTGTTATTAATACCAGCTGCGAGCATATAACACAGGACCAATACGATCTTTGGTTAAGTGGAATGCCGTATAACACATTGTTGGTGCTGCAAAGCAACAATTATAATATTCCAGAACATGTGAGAATCGCAAACGATCTCGACGAGTTTAAAACACAGTCTAAAATTAATGTGGTATGGGCAGGCGAATTAGAATTACCTTTATACAAAAGATTTATGATTATAGGACGTAATGTTTAAGTTTAACGAATTAAAAACAGTTCATTTAGAGATCAGCACACGCTGTCAAGCAGCCTGTCCTATGTGTCCTCGCAACTATAAAGGCGGATTAGAAAATCCCAACTTGAAGATAGCCGATTGGACCTATGATGAATTCGTGCAGATTTTTGACAAAGAAACATTGGCACAATTAGAAGGAGTTTACTTCTGTGGTAACTTCGGAGATCCTATGATGAATAACGATCTCATTCCAATGTGCCAGTATCTCAAGGATCATGCTCCTCATATTGATTTAAGAATTCACACCAACGGCGGCGCAAGAAGTGCGATTTGGTGGAATGATTTATATTCCGCGATGCCGGAAAAACATGTTGTGGTATTTGCTCTTGACGGATTAGAAGATACACATCACTTGTATCGAGTAGGTACCATGTATGAACGTGTGGTACACAACGCCAAATTATTCATTGATGCCGGTGGCATAGCAGAATGGGTGTTTATTAAATTCAAACACAACGAGCATCAAGTAGAGGAAGCAGAATCAAGATCAAAACGATTAGGGTTTCAGCGATTCACGGTTAAGAATACCATTAGATTTATCGGAGAATTAAAATTTGCTGTACTGGATAAAGAAGGAGACACACTCTATTATTTAGAGCCACCAACAGCTAATCAAGTAACACTTATAGATGCAGAAACCATTAAGAACTTTAAAAAATGGTATTCCGAAACTTCGGTTGATTGTTATGCATTGTCTAAAAAAGAAATCTATATAGACGCACACAAGAATGTATTTCCCTGCTGCTTTCTTGCATCAGCACCTTATAATCACAGTGGCTCTCAAAGTATTGTAGCTGATATTAAAAAACAGATCTTAGATCAATATTATGAACTTGTAACTGATCTAGGTGGCATTGAAAGTTTAAATGCAGCAGATCGAGGCATCAGGGATATTATCAACGACGATCGATGGCAACAGGTATGGGAGCCCTATTGGACTGATAAAAAATTAATAACCTGTGCTAGAGTCTGCGGAGTAAATGATCTTTCCAAACCCAACGATCAGTTCGTTACGAGGGTTACTAATTGAACAAGATCTTTGCTATTACTCCCGTTAACCAAGATCCTTTTATTGTAACTTGGGATTTAGGTAGAAGGTGCAATTACGATTGCAGTTATTGTCCTGCTCATAGACACGACAATTTTAGTTCACACGCCAGTTTAGAACAATTAAAAGCTACAACAACTTTTTTGTTTGATTACATTCTGTTGGTGTCGCAGCATAGAAAAAACAAAGATTTTCATGTGAGTTTCACTGGCGGTGAACCCACAGTTAATCCCGTATTCATTGATTTTGCAAAATACATTCGCAAAGAGTATGATGACACATACAAGAATACGTTTAATCTCAAGCTCAGTTTAACTACTAACGGAGCCATGAGCGAAAAAACAGCACAGGCTGTGATTGAAAATTTTGATTATGTAACAGTTAGCTATCATGCAGAAGCCAAAGACTCAGTTAAGGCCAGTGTTATTGATCGAATTAATTTTTTCAACAGCAGCGAAATTGCGGTCAAGGTAAATGTAATGTTTCATGCAGACTACTTTGATGAATGTAAGACAGTCTGTGAAAGATTATCAGCATGGAATATAAAGTTTATCCCTCGACTGATAGGTGACGACCCCGACAGTAAATCCAGTCAAGCACACTTATACACAGACGATCATAAACAATGGTTAAAACAAAACTGGAATATCGATATCACACCCACTTCCAGACCGTGTTGTGGCGGTAGAGAGTTCGGAGTGTGTAGCACAGCCGGTCAAGAAACAGCGAAAGCAGTTGTAGATAGACAATTCAAGGACTGGCACTGTTCGGTAAACTGGTATTTTTTACACATAGAACAACAAACAGGATTAGTCTATCATCATCAGACCTGTCAAGCCACACTTGAAAGTAAGCGAGGTAGTATAGGAATATTGACGGAATCAGATACTATTGTTGAAACTTTACGCAATCACTTGATCAATAAAACAATGCCTGTGATAACATGTCCTAACAATCTCTGCGGCTGTGGCTTATGCACTCCAAAAAGTTCTGATAGGGAAAAACTAATGTCGTCTATGGACGATGTGTTAATCAGCACAGAGATTTTTCACAATGTCTGATACGCTGTG